GGTAACAGTGATTATTTGCGCTGGTTTCCTTGTTTTGCCGTTATATCTCATTGCCACTTTGTTTTACGCAATTTACAAGGACTGTTGTTGCCCGAATAAAGCCAAAAGCACGCGCGATAAAATCTCAGCGTGATTTTTCATCCTCATTTCTTCCAACCACAAAGCCTCTGCGTACCATTGTGCGAAGTCGTCGCCACTCCCTGCCGTCGGGTCGATGTGCAGATTTGAGCGAATGAGCGCACAGGCTTTTATAAACCCGTCCTTGTCTTCCTCTCCCTCTGGTACGTCAACCCTCAGCAGGTGCGACGTTATACGTTTTTTAGGCTGGCGGCTGCTCCCATCAGCACGGTGTTGAGCTGTGCCATGGTAGGCACGAACAGAACAGGGTCGGTGCGCATGAACTCGCTACCGCCGAGCCAGCATCCGTCAAAGAGGATTATGCCAGACTTTACCTCGTCTGTCTTCGCCACCTTGGTACTGGCGGCCATTACCTCCATGCTTGGGCGTTTGAAGTAACCGACATGCTTTTCGCCGTCGTCTTCCACCTCAATGCGTGCAACCTTGCGGTGCTGACCTTTCCAGCGTTTTACCTGCTCCTCAGTAACGCCGCCGTCAAAAACCTGTATTTCCGTTTTCTTTTCTGCCATAGTTTTAATGCTGTTTAATCTATTGTTTAATACTGTTTAATCGTTTATTACTTGTTATGCCATTCGATGTGCGACATAACGAGGTCGAGGTCAACTGTCTTGCCAGTGTCGCCCTCTGACCAGCCGCGCCCGTTCTTCTTGAAAAGGCAGTTGCGCAGCTTGTCTATAACGGGCAGACCTTGTGCAGGCAGATAGCTCACCGTAATGTTAAAGGGGGCGATGTCCTGCAACCTGCCGCTTGGGGCTTGTCGCTGTATGGCCACGACCTCCTCGTGGTAGAGCGTTATTTTTCCCGTGCAGGTGATGCGTCCCTTGCCGTAGCCAACGGGGTAACGGCCTGCACCATATTTCGGGTCGACCTGCTGCTCGTCGTTGTACTCCACGCCTGTAATGCCCGTAATTGGCACGCCTGCGATTGTCACCACGATGTCAGCCCAGCCCACCAACTCGCCGTTTACATACGGCATACCGTTCTGTATCTGTACTTTCATTATTCAAGTGATTTTACAAAACCGATTTTTACTTTGAACTTTCTCACCACACCCACAGGCACGTTCTTGATAGTCACCTCGATGGTGCCTGTGCTCAGCACGTCCTGCTCCGCGTCTATCTCTGCTTTGTAGCCGCTCAGCTCGCCTGCCTTTTCCATTTCCTCCAGCGGTATATTGGCCGTTGTTTCAAGGTGGCTTACGGTGTAACTTTGCAGCTTGCCCGTGTCAGGGTCGATATACACGTTGCCGCCCAGTTCGGGGGTCAGGTAGGTGCGGATGCCGCGCACAGCCTTGTCCATGGTGCGCACGCTTTCGATGGCGGCATAGTCGCTGGTGGGGCTGTCCATGGTGTGACTGTCATTCCAGTAACTGCCAGCCACGCCCACCACGTTGTTAAGGAATAGATAGCGGTTTGTGTCGAGCTTCTCCAGCTCGCCCTTGTCTATGGTGCGTACCAGCGTGCCGTCTCCGAGTGCTGGCATACTGATACCAGACGGAAAGTTCTTGACCCATGCGATACACTGGTGTACGGCTGCTTTCGAGAGTGTGCCGAGTGCCACGCCGATGGCCGACACGGTGGCCTTGGTCTTGTTGTCCTTGCTCTTGTAGAGTTCCGCACCCGTGCCGCTGCCTGCCTGAGCGATAACCACGCTTACACGCGGGTTGTTTGTTGCGAGGTTGCTTGGCAGGTTCTTGTAGTTGCTCACCAGTGGCGCGTAAAGCGTCGAGAGCGGTGCATTCTCCGTATCGAGACTGTCGGCCACAGACTCCAGCTTCACGATATTGTCAGCTGTCGGTGCGGTGTCACCGTTCCAGATGGCCATTTGTCGGATGGCTCCCTCCGCATAGTTCTGCACCGTTTTCATTTCCTGAAATGTCATGCTCTCTGGTTTTGAGAACAGACCCATGTAAAGCGTGATGCTTGGATTTATGCGGAACACCTCTTCGAGCTGGTAGTGCAGCATCTTCACGCTCCATGCCGTTGCGTCTGCTGTAATGCCCAGTTCTTCGGCCTTGTCTATGGTGCTGACGGCTTGCACTGGCTCCGCCTTGAAAGCGGCGGGAATGTCGGCTTCCAGCAGATAGGCCACAAATCCGCTCACATGGTCTTGGCCGTTTTGTGACTTCGGCACGTTGCCATTCTGGCGCACGATTGTTAAACTTGTTGCCATTGTTATTTACTTTTGTTTCGTTTATATTTGATGTTGCCCACGGCTGCGCCTGTGACAAGCAGGACGCACAGTAGCCCGCATTTCCATGAAGTGAATATCGTGTGTGCGGGCTTTACTGTCTCTTTTGTCTTGCTGTCGCTTGTGGTGGCCTTGGTACCCTTGTCAGTGGTCTGCCGTTCCACTTCGGTATCGGTGCGCTGCTGGCTTTGTTCCGCAGTGCTGTCCTTGCTCTGCACGTTCTTTCGGTGCTTTACCTTGGCTTTCACGGGTGGCAGTCCTGTCTGGCTGTCGGGCGGTTGCGATGTGTCGAAAATTATAACGTCCGTTTCGCTCTGGCTGTTCTGCTCGTGCAGGGTGGTAAGCCTCTTGCCTATCTCCACCCTCACCATGCTGTCGAGCCGCTGCTGGTAGTCGTTATTTTCCTGCGTTGTCGCTCTCTGTTCCGTTGTCGCGCTCTTCGAGCTTTTGCAGCTGGCGAGAAACGGGGCAGTTATCAGCATGAGCGCAAGAAGGGATTTTCTCAACCGCTTTTCTGAACTTGTCAACGTCACGGCGTAAACTGTTTATTTCTTTTTTAAGCGGCGTTACAATACCCTCGACCAGTATGTCGTTTGCCTTGCGCACGTTCTCCAGTTCACTGTCTTTCACGCCAGCGAGTTTTTTCTGTACCTCCGCCCGCAGGCTGTCGATTTCCGTCTTGTACTTCTGGCTTTGCAGCTTTGCGCCGAGCCATGCGCCCAGCGGTGCGCTAATGGTTGCCGTCAGTGAAGACACGATGAGGGTTATTATTTCGCTGCTCATTCATTTTTATTGTTTTATTCCTATCTCTTTGAGCCATGCTGCCACGTCGAATGACGGGCACGCCTTGCCCTTGTTTAGTTGATGGTGTCCGACGATCAATACTTTGGGGTGCTTCTCGTGGAAGTCCAGGACATAACGCTTCAAGGCCGCTTTCTGTGCCTCTGTGCGGGTGTCCTGCGGGGTCTTGCCGTCGGCTGCACAGCCTCCAGCATACACAATGTGTCGGCTTACCGAGTTGAAGCCTGCCGCCCCGTTGGTTATCTCCCAACTGTCCACAATGTCGTCTTCGTTGTTCTTCACCAGTCGCTCCACACTGCCGTCCAAATGGAAAAGGTCAGTATATCCTACCTGTTTCCACCCGCGACCCACAGGCGGCGGCGATGTGTGCCAGCGGCGTATTTCCGCTGCCGTCACTTCGCGGCCTGCCTTTGTGGCTGTGCAGTGAATGACTAAATACTTTTGCTTTTGTGCCATTCAGTTAGCGGGGATATATTGTTAGGATGCCTTCGCGCTCACGATGGCTGCACGGGTGCAGTCACTCTTAAGCGGCAAAGCCAAGTTCCACTTTCTGAAGTTTACGAGGCTGCGATGATGCAACGGGTCGTTCTGAGCGTCCTGATGGTAGAACTGCACCGAGCCGTTCGCCTTCATCATGCTGCCAGCATGGAACGCAACCGAAGCCTGCATATCTGTTGCAGCAGGTGCCTTGTCAAACTGAATTTTGTTCAGGGTGGTGGCGTTGAAATATGGGGTCTTTCCATACTCGTAGATGTCGAAGCTATAAAGGCGGGTTATCTTACCCTCTGTGTCGTTGATGTTGTAATGCTCCGCGTAGTTCTTCGATGTAAGCAAAAGGTCGTTGCTGTGGTCAGGGCAAAGCACCAAAACACGGCCATCCTGAGGGACACCCATTTTGTCAAACTGAGCCTTCAGCGCAACGAGGTCATCCACAATCATGCGATGGCGGCCGTCCACCACTTCGCCAGTGGTAGTAAGCACAGGGGTCTTGTTTGCCTTGTTGCCGTCAGGCGCATAGGCGTGAATAGCTTTAGCATATGTTTTCTCCTTCAATGCTTCGCGGTGGCGTTCCTGCACGCTCTCCATTTGGGGGTAACTTACAGCATGAAGCTCGTCGTCGGTCACGGGTGTGGCCTCAGTGTCGAAGTAGTCGAGGCTTACGGCTTTGTCCGCGTCCTCCAGCTTTGTAATATTGAGAGGGTAGGTTTTGTTGTTCACCAACACGTTAGGGTCACCACCCAACTCAGTGAAATGGATAACGTCTTGGTTCACATACTGGTCGTATGAGCGTACACGGTCATACCAGCCTACCGCTGTGGGTGGCGTGCGGAATGCCTTAATCATTTCGCCTGTCCACACCTCTGTCAACACGCCAGCGCGTGCCACGTTCTTGGGAAGACGGGGAAGCAGGAAAATAGCCACAAGGTTGGCTACCACTGCGCCCTTCCATGCCGAGAAGCCGAATATTGCGGCGATGGCCGCGCCTACGGCTGCATTAACCAGTAAGGCCACCAACACGGTGGTTGCTACTGTAAGGAATTGTAATGTCTTGAACTTCATTTGCTTGTTTATTTGCTGTTTAATATGGTGTTTAATGCTGTTTACCGCACCTTTCAGTCTTCCAGTTTCGGGCAGTCGATGCCGTACTCTGCCTTGTAAAGGCGCATATACTCGTTTGGGTTGTCCTTGCGCAGCTTGCTCACTTTGTCGGCTGGCACCTCCGAGAGCTTGGCAAAGGTCGCCTGCTCAGGATGGCCTTGTGGCGCGTCCTTGGTGGTGTCTATCACGTCGGTAGGCTTGCGCGCGGGCTGCATAAGCTCAAGCGTCTGGCGTAGAGCGTCCGCGCCTGATGTCTTGCCCAGATTGATAAAGAACTCCTTGCGGTCGGCTGTAATGCGTCTTTCGGTAATTGCTGCGTCCACCTGTGCCGTGATGGCGGCGAGGGTGAGCGTTTCCGCATTGTCGGCCTTTGACTTCAACGTCGTAACAGCGGCGTGTACCTGCTCCTCCGTTGCGGTCTCAGCCAAGCCGAGGAGCAAAAATGTTTCTTTCTTCATGTTTTTACTGTTTGTATTTTCGTTTGACTGTGCCGCAGCCTCTGGCTTTGGCGTTTCTTCTGGCTTTGAGAGCTTCACCAGCGGCAAAAGGTCGCAGTCCTGACCTGCCGCCAGCTCCAGCAGTTTGCCGCCGCCGTAGAGTTTCAGGGCTTCATCGTTTGCGCCTATGTCCACGATGCTGACCTCAACAAGTTTTGAGGCGGTGGCGGTGGCGCGTGTCTGACCTTGCACGAGCATGGACGGGTCGGTGCTGTACTCCAGTATTTCGATGCCTGCCGAACACATGTTCAGATAGCCGTCCTCCCATTTTGTCGCTATTTTCTTGGCGAACTCGTCTTTTTCGTCAAACTTCGGTGTGCCTATCAGGCGGTCGCCGTCCACACGCAGGTTTTCCATTCTGCCGATGGGCATGTTGTCACCGCCGCGGCGGTGCATCCACAGCAGAACGGGGTTTCTGCAATATTGCGAGGTGTCCAGCCCTGCCGTCATTACACGGCTGCCGTAGCTGTTCAGCCCGCTGGTGCTTATT